TACCTCTTAAACGCACCGTTTGCGGAGGCGTCGCAGTAGGCGTTTGCTCGCCACCTACTGACCCTCTAGAAGGCGGCGCGCCTCCTTCCACATAAGTTCGTCTCAATCGGTCAATAATAGCTGTTGCTGCTTCGTAGCCGGTGGCCGGATCTGCTAGCGAATCAAGCATGAGTTGCAGTTCACGATTGGAGTCCAAGTTTTTAGCGGACATGCCCGTGGCTTGCATAATTTGCCGCGCCAAATCAGTCCGCATTGCTCTGATTTGATCTCGAACAGATTGCGCTCTAGAGCCAACCGCTTGACCTGCAACTTGGCCTAGTGGTGTCGTAGCAATATACGACCCTATGTTAGGTATCACGCCGCGTTCAGTACTTACGATGCTGCCAGTAGCCTGAAGCGAATCGTACAGCGACTCATATTGGTCAAGAATACTGCCAAGCGTTTGTCTTCCGGTTGCTTTTTTGTCCTCTTCTCTGGAAACACCGGCTTGCGCGGCAGCGGTTCCAAGCACCCCCCGCGCGCCCAGCCCGCCGCCAGGCGCGTAAACATTGGGGTTCACAACGATCTGCCGGCCAGGCTGCGTGGGGTCTTCAATGACCGCCGTCGTGTTGGCGCTGCCGGCACCCAAATACGCAATCCGCGCGTCATACGCCGCACGATTGGGGTCGTTAGGCGCAAGCTTGTCACGCTCCGCAATCAGGCGTGTCAACTCTGTTTGCACGCCCGGTCGGGCCGGCAGCGTGCCCGCCAGTTCAGCCCGCGATACATCAGCAGCCGCAAGTGCTCGCTGGGTTTCGGCGCCAATGCGCGCAAGTTCTTCTGGCGACTTGGGTTCGACGCCCATCGCCCGCGTGCTGATCTCTTTATTGTAGGTCGGGCTGTTGGGGTTCGTATCGATCGTCACGACACGATCGCCCAACCGCATCTGGGTGGGTTTTGGTGAGAACGCTTCGAGCCGCTTGTCGGCTTCAACTTGATAGCGCTTGACTACTTCCGGGTCGTATTCGGGCTTGACCGCATCCCTCAAGCTAGGCGCCAATTGCCCAACGAGTCCGCGCCAGCGGTCATACGACGGTTGGTCATTGACATCTGCAAGGGCGAACCGCAGCGTACCTAACGATTTAAGCTCTGCATCGCGCTGGGCTTGCTCGGCCTGCCGACGCTCACGCTGACCCTTTAGCATTTCGCCGTACAGCGCGCGTCCGGGCGCGCCGAAACGCAGGGCTGCCTCCGGGTTTTGCGACAGCGTCGCGTAGTCCATGCCGCCCAGCGCCTCTTCCTGCGCCATCTGGCGCTCCATCTGCTGCATCCGCATCTGATTCAGCGCGTTGGCCTGCTGCGCCTGCTGAAGCTGGGCGAACTGCGCCATCATGTTCAGCGGAGACTCGAACCGAGGCTGCTGAATGCCGGCGGCAATTAGTTGATTGATAGCCATGTTGGCTCCTTAAAGGCTGCCTTGGCCGTAACTGCTTGCGTAGGCGTATGGATCACCGGCGTAAGTTGACCCTATGTAGGGATTTCGCGCGGCCAGTTGGTTCAAGAACTGGTTCTGCATGTAGAGGTTCGCCCCGGTGCCGAACGCGCCGGTCAGCGCGTTGGCCGCGCCGATCTGGCCGGCAGCGCCTGCTGCGCCGATCTGACCTGCTGCTTGCGCCTGCGCTGCACCAAGGTTTGCCATCTGGCCCGCAATGTTCGAGGCCAGCCCTTGCCCAGACTGCTGCATCTGCATGAGCGGCAAGAGGCGCGCGCTGCGCTCGCCTGCAAACTGGCCGTACTCCATCTGGCCCAGCGCTTGACGACGGGCCTGTTCATCAGCAAACCTACCGTATTCGGTCTGGCCAAGCGCCGCGCGTCGAGCCTGCTCGTCAGCAAACCGGCCATACTCCATCGCGCCAAGGCCCGCACGGGCCGCGCGCTCACGCTGGAATCGGTCGAATGCGTTGCCGTATTCTTGCGAGGCCAGCCCTTGGCCGTAACGCTGGAACGCCTTGCCAGCGCCGCCTGACAGGAGCCCGCCGCGTGCGGCGGCGCTGCGCTCGAGCGCCTTCAACCCCTCGGACATCCGGAACGCATAGCCAGGGTCGGCCTCAAAATTGAACCGCTGCGCGGCCAACTCGTTAATGCCTAGCCCTTCAGAAGGTGCGTATTGTTGCGCTGCGATTTCGCCAGGTGACAGTCCCGCCGTCTGCTGAAATTGTTGGCGGTTGATGTCCGCAGCCGACAGCCCGGCTGAAGGGCGGTACTGTTGAGGGCGCCGCAGCTCATTCATCAGCATGTTCTGCGCTTGCAAACCGCCTTGCCGGAACGGCGCTTGAGTCTCAAGCTGGCGCTCAAACATCCGCTCTTGCGCATCCATGCCCTCGCGGGCAGACTGCGCTTGCGTGGCAGCTGCTTTGCGGGACGCGCGGGCGCCCATCGCGCCGCTTAGTAGCGAGCCGCCAATAATTGCCCCTGCGGTTCCTATAGCCATTACAGCACCTCTTTTATAAACGTCCGCTCAAGCGGACGGTAGCCACGGCGGGCGTACAGATTGTGCATCTTTTCCTCGTTTTTGTCAGCCAACGCAAGCATGAAGACAGCGTCTGCGCCCGTGCTTTGCGCCCATTTTTCAATGGCTTCTACCAGCGCTTTTCCGGCGCCAGCGCCGCGAGCGGCTTCGTCTACCCACCAAAACAACTCCTGCGCGATATGGCGCTGTGCGTTAAAGTAGGCTGGGTAGACAATTGCAGCGGTCATGCCCACTAACGCGCCGTCTTGGTCTGCTACCCAAAAGCCAATGTCAGGGTTGTCAAGCGACGTGTCACAAAAACGATAAAAGCTCTCGTAGTCAAACGGAATCGCTTGATGTACTGGTGACACCGCGTGGAACTTGGCCCCCATATCAACCAACGCTGCCAAGTCTTGCTTGTCTGCGTTACGAACGTTCATGCTTTGAGCGCTTTCAACTCATCTATCTGTCGGCTTAACTCTTGAATCGCGCGCACAAGAACAGGGATGAGCGCGCCAGGCGACAGACTCTGCGTGCCGTCGTCGCCCTGATGCCAGATCGACTGACCGTTAGGCAGTTGATGCTTGTCAATTGCCGCTTTGACCTCTTGAGCAATAAACCCTTCGTAGGTCGTGTCAGGCGCGCCCATGCACGGCGCGGCGTCGTCTGCGTGCAGCCGAGCGAACTCAGACGGCACGTCTCGCTTGGCTTTCCAACGAAACGTTACCGGCCGCAGATCGTTTACGAAGGCAAGCCCAACGTCGTAATCTTGGACGTTGGTCTTCAGCCGCGCGTCAGACGCGGCAGTCCATGTCGTAGTGACTCCGTTCAGTTGGATGTAGACGCGATTCGTGCTATCGCCAAACGTAACGTAGGAGTTGCCAAAACCTGTGGTGCGGTTGCCAATGACAATCTGGTTGCTGCTTGACGCAGCAGAAATATCAACCTCTGGCCCGATGATGACGTTGTAGTCGCCGGTTTCAAGCGCAGTACCGCTGGTCACGCCTCCAGCAGCGTCAGCGCCGATCAGGACGTTGTACTCGCCGTTGGTTACGCTATAGCCAGCAGCAGACCCAACAGCCGTATTGCTACCGCCAGTTGAAGTGTAAAGCGCAGACTCGCCAATTGCCGTGTTGTAAAACCCAGCCGAATTGGTGTAGAGCGCGTCAAGGCCAACAGCAGTATTGCTTGCGTTGCTGTTGGCGCGTCCGGTGCCAGCGTAGATGCCGTTAAACGTGCCAAACTGAATGATGTTGAGCGTATCGGTCGTCCAGTTTTGGCCAAACGTCATCGCCGCGTTGGTCGTCCGCAAAACAGGTTTGCCGTCAACGGACAACCCCAACTGACCGGCCGCCACGCGGTACAGGCCGCTGTCGCTATCGTTAGCAAACGAATAGGTCGGCAGCGCGGCCGTGCCATTCGCACCCAAGATCCGCGCGGCTGAGATGTTGGAACTGACGTTATCGACCGTCCAAATCGTGGAGTCGGTCGAGGTCTTCAGCACGAACTTGTAGGGGTCTTGCCCCAGCCAGATGTTTGCCTCGCCGCGCGAGTCCAGAATCACCGGGTTGGTGTTGGGCGTCGCGCCGGTCGAGTCCGTGTAGGTCGCAAGCGGTGTGGTCGTGCCGGCCGCATAGGTGTACAGTTTGCCGCCAACGAGCGGATTGCCGTCGTTGTCGAAGAACTGGAGCTTGGGGACGGATGACAGGTTGTAGCTCATAGGGCCACCTCAGAAACGGTCAGAATGGCCGATGGAATGGCCGGGCAGAAGGCGGTCGCCGCTTCTGCGATCAATTGTACCGAAGTCGTGTCGACCGCCCACATCAGTTCAAAGTAGCTGCCGCCCTGCATGTTCAGCATGAAGTTCCACGCTGTAACCAGTTCCGCGTTGTTGCCTTGAATGCGGGTGCGGCTGGCTGAAAATGGTACGTCGATTCCGTTGATGCGCGGCCAGATGTAGATGTTGCCTACGCCGCCCGAGGTCTTGTCCAGTTGCAGCGAGAACTGAACGTCGTAGACGCTCACATCAGGCACATAGATGCGCGAGGTTGGCGTGCCACGCTGAATGGCAAACGATACCGTCTCGCTGTTGAACGTGACCGCGTAGGGTGTGTCAATCGCAGCAGCGGTCTGCGTTGTGGTGTCGTAGAACGATCCGTAGCGCGGGCTGCGGTTCAAAAACCGATACCACTCCCGCGACATGATGTTGGCTGATGATTCCTCCAACAACGGCACGCGCTGCGCCGGGATGCGGAAGGGGGTCGGGTTAGGCATTGGTGGCGCTCGCGGTGAGTTCAGCCCCCATGATCGCGATCTTGACCGGGTCGGTGCCGCTCACCTCGTAGACGCGGTCGCGCAGCCTTACCGTGCTACCCAGCCGCCGCCAGATGACCCGCGTGCCGGTGGCGCCGATCGCGCCCATCGACCGCCAGTGCTCGCTTGACCAGTTGTGGCCAGCGTCGTCCGACCAACGCAGCATGACCTGCGGGTCGGACCCTTGCCCAGTCACAAGCCCCACGCCTGACTCGCAGTCGAGTTGTAGGTTGTGCTGCACCGTGCGCTTCAGATTGTTCTGGCCTGTGGGCAGCGCCCGCCAAGAGCGCAGCCAGCGCTGCGGCAACAGATTGTCGGTGTAGACGTCGGGGTCCAGTTCGTAGATCTTGCCGTTCTCAAAATCGCCCGCGATGATCTTGCCGTTGAAAAGCGCCATTGTGTTGGGCCTGTAGCGCGTAAAGGCGCCATCGATCCAACCTGCACGCTCATGCCACAGTTGCGTACTTAGGTCATAGACCCACGTCTTGGCCACGGTCGGGAAGGTCAAGACGTAGAACGGATGCCCGTCTTGTTGGTACGCCATACCGATCGCGTCTGATATGTCGCCGTAAGTGCGGATAGCGGTTTCGATCGCATGTGTGCTGACCCGCTCGCCAACGTAGCCGTTTGACTGGTAGACGATCCCTTGACCTTCCGCGTTACGGCCGAGCCAAAAGACGCGGTTGGACACTTTGGTGGTTGAGTACCTAGCCACACAGCCTAACTCGTTGAAAGCGCCCGCGATGCGCTCAAGCGGGAAGTCAGGGCCGCCCGCGTTGTACCACACCTCGGTTGACGTCTCGCCAAACACCCACACTTCACGGTTGCTGACCAGCACCGATACGATGCTGTCTGGCGCGCCCTCGGCGCTCGCGAAGTCTAATGGGTCGATTGACGCGCCGTCCAGCAGCGCGGTCACCCATAGCTTCTGGCTGTTAGGCTCGGCGAACACAAAGTATCCGTCTATGAAGCCGACCGAGGATGCGCCGGGGAAGTCAGGGTCAGTAATCTGCTGAAACTGGTTGGTGTCAACGTCATAGATAAAGCTGCTGCCAGACGGATCGCTACACGCAAAGAAAACTTGAGTGCCGTTATAAGCGATCGACACTGGCCCTGCGCCCAAATTGGCGCTGACGGTCGTTCGTAGCGTCGTACCGTAGTCAGACTCCACCAGCCAAAAGCGAGTGTTGTTGCCCAGTGCATCGTCTGAAGTGACCACCAGTAACAAGTCCCGCCCATCGTTTTGCGGCACCTGCGGGTTGGATTTGTTTTGCGGTACAACAAACATCCCCCGGATTGGCCCGCCTGTGAGCTGCACGACAGGCTTGAGCCCTGGCGTGCGCCGCAGAAAAGCAGGCTCCTTGCCGCCTTGCTGCACCACCTCCGGATAGAGGTTCACGCAGCGGTCGTTCGCCGCGTTGATGCTCGCCGCGACATAAGAAGCGCCGAGGATGGGCGTCTTCATCAGTAGCCGCCTGCGAAGATGTTAAAGCGCTGACGGCGGCGCGCGATCAGGCTGTACGGCAGCGCCATAATGTCGTCGGGATTGTTGATGCGCTTCAGGTTGCGCTTGGACGTCATCGCGATCCGCTGCACGGTGGGCGGCGGCTCGACCCCAAACTCAGGCGCGAGCTCGCACGCGAGGCAGTACCGGAACGCCCGCAGGTAGCCTGGCGGGAACTGAAGGATGGTGTTGAGCGACGCAGCCTGCGTGAGCGGCTGCACCGACACCAGATGGAACTCCAGATCCTTTGTCGGACGGGGATACAGGTACATTTCGACGTTGGGGAAGGTCATGTTGACCCACATCATCTGTGGGAACGTGCTCCCCGCAGTCTTCAACGCAATCCCGTTGTACTGGTCTTGGTTGATGAAAAGGATGTCATAGGACAGGCCGCTGCTG